ATGCGGTTTTGCAAGGCGATAGCTTCAGCAATGGGGTCACCACCGCCGCCGCCACCGCCACCAGAGCCACCGCCCCCGCTACCGTTATCTACTCGTTCGTCTCCTACATAAACCCCTGGTTCAGCCATTACCGTTTCTCCAATCGAACGTCGCCGCCTGTAGTCTTTGCGTATGCGGAGTGGACATCACCGCCGCCCCATCCCTGTGCCTTGAGTTCCGCCTCCATCTGAGCGCGGGTGCGAGGACCGTTCTTTGTCTGCCACACTACGTCATTGGAAGCGAGGAGGTCAGCGTGCTTTGATTTACCACCACCGCCTGAAGGCATCTCACCGCCACCGGGTACAGGCCCTTTAAGCGCCTTGTACATGATGAGTTCCTGTGGGGTCATCGCTGCGATCTGACGGATCAGCGTTGCCCGTTGCTGTTCGATTTGGCGCTGTTCAGCCCGCTTTGCAGACTCTAAATTATACTGCGCCTCGTCAACACCGATCTTTGACTTCTTGATGTCGAGAGACTTCTTCGTGAGGTCCGCAATCTCGTGGTCTTCTTGGTACTTAGCGATGATGGCATTACGCTCAGCGATAGACTTCGCGTTAACAATGTCGAAGCCTAGCTTTTCGAGGTCCGCTTTATGCTTCGCCTGATCGCGGCTTTCCTTGTTGCGGTTGATCGTTACATCGTCGTTCGCACGCTGAGCATCGGCCTTAGCCTTGCTGATGTCGTAGACCCCTTTGCTGAGGTCTTGTTCACCTTTGGCTAGGTCTTGCGTCCCTTTACGCTGGGTGATACCAAACTGCGCTTCATCCTGCTCAGCCTTGCGTTTAGCATTAGCAAGGTCGAACTCAGCCTTCAGTGCATCGCGGGTAGCTTTATCCTTGGCGAGTGCTAGTTGTTCCCGCTGGTACGCCGTGAGGCCATCTGGTCCTACGGTAGTCGTCTGCGGCTTGATAACGTTCGATGGGCTTGCTAATAGTCTTCGACGTTCAACTTCCGCTGCGGCAAGACGCTTCTGCATCTGCTCGAAGTTGGGGTTATAGTCGGGGTTAGCTACAGGTTTGCCATCTGGTCCCGTGATAAGCTGCGTAGTCGCTTTGGTATTGCTAAGCGTTCGCCTGAGGTCGGTGATCTCCCTGTCGAGGTCATTGATGATCTGCTTGACTTCAGGGCGAATCGTCGGGTATTTGTCCGGTGGTGGTGGTGCAGCGGCGGGATTTGGTCTTGGGTTCAGCGACGGTCCCAAGCCACTTGGTACGAAGTCATCCTCGAAGTTACGCATTGGTCCAGTCGGCGCGGGACCACGGTTGGGACTTGACGGTGGGGAATACGGCGCACCGAAGTCAACCTCATCGTCATCTTCAGGGCCGATGGGTGTAGGCTCTTCGTCCTCGTCGTAGGTCTGCTGGAGCCACTCGTCTATGAGGTCGGCTGGCCTAGCCAAGAATGGCCTCCTTAATCAGGTCGTCGATTTCCTCTTCATGGCGTTCCGGTTCAGCGAGGCGTTTCTTCTTCTCGTAGGGGGTTTCTTCACGTAGGATAAGGGGGTTCATCTGACGTGCAGCAACGCTACGGTAGATTTGCTCCATCGTACCGAGGGTCATGTTCATGAGGTCAGTCATGATCTGCTCAGAGGGTTTAGCCACCGTAGCCTCCTGTGGGTGCCATTGGCGGGAGGTCTTGCCCGGTGCGGTCTGGCGGTCCTTGGGCGGTGCGCCTCATATTGCGGTCCATCTGAACGAGGGACTGGGGGGCACCACTGTTCGTTCCGAAGGACTGCATTTCGTTCATTACGGCTGCGGCGTCTTCTTGGACTAGACCTTCCATACCGGGCTGGGGTACGAGGCCCTGCAATTGGTCTGGGGTGATGCCCATCTCTTGGTCGATTTCGGCCTTGCGGATCGCCCACATCTCTTCGAGGGACTTCTTGAGGATGTCCGCGCCTGCCGCGTCGATGAGTCGTTTCGCTGCAGCTTCGAGCCACTGTTCCTGCGGGTTGTCGATTCCACCGTGGGACTCTGCGATCATCACTGGGTCCATACCGTAGGTAGTGATGAGTCGTTCACCCGTCAAGATGCGCTGATCCCTCTCACCTGTGTCACTCGTCTGCAAGATCACTTCGTTGAAATAGAAGCCATCCCAGTCATCGCCTTTGATGGTGATTTCGTTCATCGCTGTGGGCATACCAGCGAAGACGGTGATTGGTTTCTTGATGACGTGCTCGTGGTAGTACGCGGCTTTGCTGCATGACATGCTAAGGAGTCGCTGCATGTTGAACAGTGGTGAGCCGTAGCGTAGACGAGCCGCCGCTGAGTTCTGTGCGGCATGGGCGGCAGCGTTGACACCAGGTTCATGGATACCCTGTACGGCTTTGGGGGCGGTAGCGGCAAAGCTCTCCTGCTGCAAGCCTTGGAGGTACGCGAAGAGTGATGGGTCTGGGGGGACGCCACGGACAGGCGCTACCATATCTTCAGCGCGTTCGCCCTGCTCGCGTTTGATTGGGTAGACCATACCGCTACCTGGGGCAAACTGCTGGTCGATACGGTCGTCGAGGAGGTAGTTCACCCACGCGGCGTCGGTCATCATCGAGGCGACTTGACTCGCGGTGAGCGCTTCCTGGTTGAGCACACCGGACTTCACGAGGTGGGTGAGCAGGCCGACTGACAGGGACTCTTGGCCCCACTCAGCGCGTCGGGAACCCACTCGCATAGTGTCGGACATGTCGCGTTTCTCAAGGCCGTAGCCGGAGAATGCAATGCTGAATGGGTGTTCGCCCCAGCCGTGCTCGTAGTCCCAGAGCATCTCGGTTGTCGATTCGTCGAACCACTGGACGCGATTGGGTGTCCAGTATTCCCAGACGGTCGTATAGGCGAATCTACCTCTACCTGAGTTCAGTTGCTTCTGAAGGCTGTCCCGTGCGTCGTCGCTGATGAAGTCGTACCCCATGAGCGTGTGATAACGCATGTTCTTCATGAGTAGAACGTACTGTGGGGGATCGCTGTCGGGGTCTTCCATGAAGGACAGGGGGTCAGGCGACTCTAGGAGGATCGGCCAACGGTTTATGTCAAGTTCGCGGTCGCTGTACTCGTCGGCCCATTCCTTGCTGATGATCTCGGGGTTGGGATATGTCATGAGCGCAGCTTTGCCTCGGAGGAGCATGTTCTTCCGCGCCTTCGAGATGGGGTCAGTGCGAGATGTGCCGAGGCGTGCCATGTACAGGTGAGTCTCATAGAAGGAGCGGGCCATCTCAGCCTGTGCCTGCGCCTTCTCAATTCCATCGCTGCGGGTCTTACGCCGGGGCACCTTAATACGTGGGAAGTCCGTGATGATATGCGCGTCAGCGGTGTCCACGGCGATACGGGCGGTCATCGGCTTCAAAATCGGCTTGTTATCTGGAACCTGAACCGCGTATTCGAGGTTGTAGTAGATGTCATCTTGGCGCATCTGATCGTGCTGCGCGGCGTACACGTCCTGGTAGAGTTCATCGCGGAGGATGAAGAACTCTTCAGCGTCGAGGCCGTCGTCAACGTGAGCCATTAGAGGGTTCTCCGTACTGAGCGGCGGCGTCTTCGCTCTGGGTCTGAGAGGTACGAATACGCGGGCTTGGCCTTCTTCTCGATGAGGGGGGTATAACCAAAGCGGGCCACGAGGAAGTAGATCAGCGCCTTGATGTTGTGGTTATCCCTGTCGATGGGGCGGCCCAGCGCGTTGTACTTGTACTTGAACATCTCTTCGATGAAAGGTTTACATAACGTAGCGTCACAGATAAGCATGGGCTGGCCGGTCATCGGGTCAAGAAGGAAGGACTGTAGAACGGTGTGACCTGCAGCGACTTCGATGAAGCGCATATCCGGTTTCAGTCCCGTGAAGGTCTCCCAGTTATCGGCGGTGCTGCGCTCTGACTCCGCGCGGTGGGCCTTCGCAGCGATATCGGAGACGAGGCCACCACCGGACTTGTAGACGTTCTGCCACCAAGGTTTCTTGCCGACTTCAGCGATGACCTGGTAGTCAGTGGCCTGCGGTCCCAGCTTCATCGCTTCGATCATGCGAACTTGCCCACCGAGGACTTGCACCGCGTTCACGCCGTACCACCGCTGGCCGGGGTCAACCATCAGGGTTACGGGGAGGTCAGGGTTGAACGGCACGTTGCCTGTGTGGATGTCCTTATTAAAGGTAGGGAAGACCACGCCCTCGGGACGGCCCGGCACACCGAGGTACATCTCACCGTACTCTTCATGCGAGAGGGCTAGGCGTTCACCTTGGAGGTTGATCTGTACTTCGACGTTGGGGTTGTCCTCGGTGCTGAAGTACAGGGTCCGCGCGGTGGGGAGTTCGCCAGTCCGCTCGCAGAGGGCTTCCATTTCCTGAATCTGCTCGAACTTCGTGAGGAAGAAGTCGCTGTCCTGCAACGGTGCACCGAAGACGATCAGGATACCCCCTGTGTCCACTAGGCGGGCACGGAGCTTCTTGTACGCGGTAGAGGTGAGTAGTTGCCCCTCGTCAGCGATCAGGAGCATCACACCGTCACCTTCGATGGAGCCGAGGTTCTCCCAGGAGCGGACCTTCAGCCAGCCGGTCTTACCGAACTTCGCCTGCTTCGGGGGCTGGTTCCGTACATGGTTCCGTGGGAAGCCTTCGGTTACTGCGTCGAAAATCTTATCCCCGAGGGGGTAGGACGGCGCGGCGATCCAAATGATCCCCTCGTCCCACTGCATCTCTTCTTCGATGAGGTCTTTCGCGCACGTCGTTTTGCCGGACCGCTTGCCGGATTTCACCCATATCTCGCGGGGACCATCGCCTGTGACCGCAGCGTGCACGGCCCGTATGACAGCTTCTTGACCTCGGCCTGGCGCAAACCCTTGGCGCTGGCGGAACCGATCAAGACGGGACTGGAAATCCTTGGGCCGTGCTGCGCGTGCGGGGGCAATCCACGAGGCGACCTCAGAGAAGGCGCTGCCGAGGGCTGCCGATGGGTAAATCAGGGTTGGGGCAGTCACGCGCCTGATTATAACTTATGTTAAGTCAAAAGTCAATGGGCAAATTGAAGCCCAACCCAGTAACTTCGCGCCGTGCTTCACTGTAACAGTTGGGGCGTGGGGTGTCAACATTACAGAAAATGGTGAAAAGGTTTCAAAAAGCTCTCATCTGCCAAACGCAAACACGCATATATACATGTTGGCGTGTATTGGCGTGCGTTGGATTGTTACACGCCGTTTGCAAGCAGACCCGTCGCACCACCCGTAGGACAGGGTGGTCGCTCCCTGGAACGGGCCGGACGAAATAATAGCCGCCACGATGCACGCCAAAGCGGTGGTATAATGGCAGCGACGTTTCCACAGACCGATGCTCTGATACGGATACGTCTCCTGCCGGAAGAGATGCCGAGGCCCTAGCTACGGAGTGCACCTTCTCTTCCGGCTTTCTATTTGGTATAATCACACTGCACGTCACCTCCTACATGTTCGGGTGTAGAGGCCCCTGGGAGCCGGGAAGTAGTTTGCACCTACTCCCGGCTTTTTCTTTGTGCTACAATACCGCCGTGGAGATGAATTAACCCCCTCCGGTTTAGTTTGCCTATTGCATTTGTAGTATAGACATTGCCCCAGGGAAGTGTTATAATGCAGGTCTACGGCGAAGGTGCCTTTCTACAAAGTTAGGAACAACGTCTTCGCCCCGTGGGTACATGGCGATACGGAAGGGTAGCCCGCTTTCCACACGCGGCCTTGCGTATATAAGGTGTATCGCTAGCACTTCCTTGTAGGAGTCCGCTTTGTCGGAAAAGCAGAAGCGTTGCGAGAACTGCGGTGCCATCATGCATAGGATGGCCCGGAGCTATAGGTGTCCTAGTTGTGGGACACGAGAGCCCATTAACTAGAGGTCAGCATGGACGAAGTGTTTGTCTGCCACTGTGTGGGTGACGGCCTCCCCGGTTGCTGCCGATTCAGACATCCTGACTTTTCAAGACGCGGTTGGTGGAATGAGCCGTGGTGGGGACCGGGGTACAGTCCTTGGGATTGGCGGCGTTACTCCACGATCACCTCTGACCGTACAAACGCAGAGTAGCGTGTGTTCAGCAAGATCGCCCAGGGGGTTAGCCACGCTGTAGGTTCCCCGTGGGTGTTCAGCGTTGCCCTAGCGGTAGTGCTGATCTGGGGTGCCAGCGGTCCGCTGTTTGGTTTCTCTGAGGTTTGGCAACTCGTCATCAATACTGGGACGACCATCGTGACGTTCCTCATGGTCTTCCTCATTCAAAACACACAGAACCGCAACGACTGGGCGGTACAGAAGAAGTTGGACGAACTCATCACGCGGTTAGACGGCCCCAGGGATGAGATCGCAGGTATCGAAGAAACAGAGCCGCCGTCTAAGTAGTCGCTGTTGGAGACCAAGATGGAATATACCCTGAGTAACTCATCCCTGAATCATGTCGCGCCGATGGAGGTGCTTGACGATCCGTGGAGGCCACAGCGGTGCCCGGACTGCTCGATGAAACTGGTGAGCAGTGGCGGTTGCATGATGTGCCAGGGGTGTGGCTTCAGTTACTGCTAGACGTGGTACAATACCCACATGGAGAACTACGACTACTTCCTGTTGCTGGTCTTAGCCCTCTGTGGGGTCGCCATCGTGGTGGGCTTCACAATGATAATCTTTGGGTGATGGAGACTAGCTTCGGCGGTTGGTGGTTCCATGTAGGTGAGAGTAGGGACGATCCGCCTGAGCAGTTTGCGAGTCCCTTCGTCCCGTGTATGAACTGTTCAGCGCCGTTGATGTCCCTGCATTGCAAGTTAGTGTGCACGAATTGTGGTTTCGTCGAGGACTGTACGGATTTGTGGGATGAATGACCCTTGGCTCCACGCGCTTGCCCTCTTCACAGCCATGGTATACTTGACGTTGGTAGGCGCGGCGATTGCGTTTGCACTTCAGCATGAGGTACCGCCAGCGTGATCCAAGTTAACACCGTCGATGGCAGCAACTACTTCTTTGCAGAGGGAACGCGGCTCGGCGGTTATGACCAGGGGATCGTCGAGGTCTACGGGCCGCAGGATAACCTTATCGGCATATTCACAACTGAGAACCTCTTCGGTGCGTTCGTCGCTGAGCAAGTCGTGGTAATGGAGGCAGAGCACAACTATGCCGTTGAAGAAGGGGAAGAGTCAGAAGACAATCTCCGAGAACATCAGGAAGCTGAAGGAGGAGGGGAAGCCCCAGGACCAAGCCGTGGCCATCGCTCTAAGCGAAGCAGGGAAGTCGAAGAAGAAGTCGAAGAAATAACCTAGCCGAAGGAGTTACAGATGGCAAGCGAAAATCGGATCAGCGTGTTCCTCGAAGATGGGGAAGTCCTCGAAGTCGCGGAGTCGGTGGACACCGGCGGTGAGCGCGGTGAGCTAGTCGCTAGGGACATTGCTAACAGTGGGTACATGCACCTCGCCGGTGATGGCAAGCGCGTGTTCTACCCCGCGAGGGCCATTGAGCGCGTCGAAGTGTACTCAGTCGAGGAGTACCAGCAGGAGTTGAAGCGGCGCAAAGACGAAGAGGCCGCCACGAAGCGTTACTGGGAAGAACTGGAAGCCGCGTTTGAAGAAGACCGCTCAGCCCCAGACGTGAACGACAGCAAGCTGGGCGAACCGGACCGCGAAGAGAGGAACCTCGAACCCCAGGTTGACGAGAAGGCGAAGCGCCGGTAAACTTACTTGTTCCTCTCCGGGGTAGGTGGTGTTGCCGCCAAGCATTTTATACCAAGGCCACCTACCCCTTCTTACTTGGGGGTGAGCAGCATCGACCGCCGGATGGCCTAAACGTTAGTTCCTCCCTAACGGATTCGGGTGCTTCTAGCGGTGACACGGCGTGCAACTCGCCGTCACCTCCATCATACTCCAATAGCCCAACGGCAGAGGCAGCAGGCTTTAAATCCTGTGCAGTGTAGGTTCAAATCCTACTTGGAGTACCACCAGCCTCCGTAGCTCAACTGGAAGAGCAGCAGTTTTGTAAACTGTCGGTTTGGGGTTCGAGTCCCTGGGGAGGCTCCATAACAAATAGTGAAGCCCCTAGCAATTACGCCGGGGGCTTCTCCATTTCCGAGCGCAGCGAGGGCAAACCCAACGGTCTGGGATACCCTATGTCTGGCCTCCATTTCTCGATAGCCTCGCCTAGTTGTTGAAGTACGATTTTGGCGTTGTTGCCTTTGTAGGTAAGGTCTAGCTCCGTGCAGTCAGCGGTTACCCAGCAGCGGTCGCGGTAGAGTTTGATTGTTAGGCCGCTCTCGACTTTACTCATTCCGTAGTCTCAATGCGACTAGTCACTGAGCAACCTCATCGCCAAGTTGATAGTCCATCTCAGTTAACCAACACGCGCTGCACCACACTTCAGTTTCCGTGCCGTCGCCGTTGAGGTTTAGCAGGATCGTGTAGCCCCGGCTGTGCCTGTCGTCTTTTGGTGCATCGTCGATGGGGTTCATCCTCTGCAATTGCAAGTTCAAATCGGGCACAGTTCGCCTTCTCCTTCCTCGCTGTCTCTAATCTCTTCCCAGGGGTTATCCCTATGGTGCAGGTGTTCAACCCACAGGTGCTCGACTTCCCAGGGTGTGAGGGTCATCCGCTCTGTCCGCCAGACCCAATCGGTGATCTTCTCTTCGCTGTCGCGCTTGGGGTAACTCGCCTCAGCGTACCGCCAATAGAGTTTGTCCTCGGACGACCATTCCCAGCCGAGTTCCCAGAGCCACTCGTCGAGGTTAATCGGCGGACTCACGGCTTGCTGGACTTCTTCACAATAGCAGCTAGGTCTTGCAACTTGGACCAACTCATCTCTGTGTTGTCTGGCCCCATGTCCGGCTGCTTATTCGAGATGCGGTGGATCATCATTGCATCTGCCATGTCGAGTAGCTGCTTCACATCGAGCAACTGATCGTGCGAGGCAATACCCAACGCCTCACCCTCCAACTCAATCTGACAAGACCCATCCCCCCAGAACGTGAGCCTGTACTGCCCGAGTTCGTAGACCTGCTTAATCAACTGTGGCTTAGCCATTATGCGTGCCTCCTCACCACTACTATACCCCCGATTAGTAATGGCTGCGCGAGAACCTCGACGGCATAGCGATTCCAGCCGCTTTGTCCTTCTGGTAGCTCCGCAGGTCCACACTCTTACTGCTCGGCACTACGAGGTTTCCTTGCCCCTCGTTAGCGAAGTCTAGTTTGTACGAATTGATGTCCCGCTTCCGTTTTACCCCGCCTTGATCGACAGCGAAGCAGTGAAAGCCAATCGCCTGCCAGAACTGATTCGACTCATTCGACGACGCAACTCGGCACCTAATTCCTACACCGCCGTTCGCCTTTACCCAATCAATAAGCTGCCGGACCATCGCGTGTCCGAGGTAGTGCCGCCGCAGTTCGTAATCGACACAGGCTTGGTAAATCACTACGGGTCGATCAGTCCACATAGCGCCGAACCACAGGTACCCAGCGAGTTCCCCATTCTCTTTAACCGTGAGAATCCGCCCCTTCCCGAGCGCCTGCTCCAACGCACTCAGTGGGTAGAACGCTAAGTCCTCGGCGTTCGCCTTCTGCATCTTATCAATGTACCGCAACAGCGTCTTGTCCGCAGTGATTACTTCCATACCATAGTTTACCATACAGCTACTTGACATAACAACGACTGAATCGAAATAGCAAAAATTCATGGAGGAGGTACCGTCCCTCTTCCACCATAACCCCCTGGGCGCGTTCGGCACCCTCATTGTCTCCTGCGTGCGCGTCCGTGATCGTGTCATGAGGAGTCGCGTGCGACACGGTAGGATCAACGCGGGTCAGGTGACGACCGCCATTGGCCTGGTTGACATAACTACGCGATTCTGTGGATAACTTTCTCATAATTGCCCGTTTTCCAGTACTCCAGTACCTTCCGATTGCCCGTCAAGGCGCTAATGTACTCATATGAGCCGCGCCACCCTGGCCGGTAGGGAATTCAAGAGGAGCGCAACGATTCATGATCGAATTAACTGAACGGGAATGGGCGCTGATCGCTGATCTGGCGAGGAATGCCGCGATTGACAACATGACGGGCGGTGGCGAGGTGGATTGGGCGCTGAACACTGAGCACCTGACCATTGCTCGTAAGGCGATTGATAACCTGTCGGCAATCTGGAAGGCATAGGAGCGTAACCATGACGACACAGAACCTTCGGGCAGCGCAGTTGGCTTTTGACAAGGCGTACTACGCACAAGCGATACATGAGGCAGAGTACAGTGAGCTTCCTGGCCAAGAGTCTGGTGAGGATTGGTGGGTAACCTGGCGGATTCTGGCGGATGCTGCGCGTATGGCACGCCAGGAGTTGGAAGCGCTGCGCGGCGAGTAACTAGCATTCTGACTACTGCCCGTTACCTTAGCGTTGGTGGCGGGCAGTGTTCAGACTCCTAGCGTTGAGAGTCTGTTAGTAATTGTGGAGGTTTCAGTGATGACAGTAACGGCATCGGTACAGATAGAGGCAATCAACGTCGATTGTGGCGATTGTGGCTCAGGTATCGTTTCAGAATCTGGCAGCTACTCGCACTATGCGTTTGAGCTTCCGCGCGACAACAAGCTCGTTTGCGAATGCGGCGCGGTCAACAAGATTCCAGCGGCTATCGTTAAGCTCCTGGCGTAAACGGTTTAGTTCTGTGGAGGTTCAAGCAATGGCAATCGAGTTCTACGCGGGCAGTTGGCACCATCGGTACTCTGAGCCGTCAGAGGTCTACGTGGGTCTAGACAAGTCTGCTGTGCAAGAGGTTGTCGAGCGGGCAGCGGAATACTGGCGCAATGAGATACCGAACTATTGCGACGTTCCGCACTCGGAGAATGACCCGGAGGAGGATTGCACATTCTGCAATCCTGATATCGTGACTGGCGGGGTCTACTGCTACGATGCCCGCAGTTTGTTCACGGCAGCTGAGCTTGCCGACAATAGGCGGGCATTGCGCGACGGCGAGGTTATCGCACTAGACCGTTAGGCTAGTCGCCTAGCTATTGCCGTTCAGGTTTACTCCTGGGCGGCAATGTCTAGTCTGCTGGGGTAGTGGTCTAGGTTCACAATCAGGAGGGTAGGAATGGCACGACAGCAGCAGCGAACGATGACACCGGCAACAAGTAACGGGCGAAACGCAACGTAGAGCCCTCAGAGCCGATTCTGAGGGCTTTTTCATGCCCGGTGGTATCTGACTATGGTTCAGCGGTTCAATGCCCACTGGCGGGCATCCTAGCGCGTCTACGTCGATTCCGCCTGTAGCAGCGTAGCCACCATTGCGCTAGGTTCACCATCGACGTTTAGTTATGTCAACCTACCAGGCTATCTGTCGCCTGGCACGGCGCGGAGGTGCTACAGCCCATGACACAATCAGCGGCCACCAACACGCCTTACCTAACGTTAGTTACTTACGGCTCATGCGACGACGCCGACCCAGGTTTACATAAGTACGCGGATTGTGGATAACTGCCCCTAGTTATGTCATGTAGGTCAGTACTATCGTACTCTTGCAATTGCCGACCGGTGGCCTGACACTTGTATTGCGGATGAGGCGAGCGACCTAATCCGATAGCGAGCGGAGGAACACAACATGACAGGAGCGGAGCTGTTCGCGGATATGGTTGCGTCAATGAATGACGACCATTGCACGATGTGCCGTAGGCCAATCGCGGCAACTACCAATGAGTGGCTGGGCCATTGTGGGCATCCTGGCGTCTACTGTTCGGATGCTTGCCTTACTGCTAGCTTCAACGTTCGGAGTGGCGCACAAGTTTTCGCCTAACCACAAGGCGATAAGAGGAATCGATGATCTACTCACTCTACGGGCGACCTGTCAAGATCACAGGCTATAACGAGCGTTACGCGGAGGTCGCTATCGAATTCACCGATGAGGTCGCAGAGGGTATCCCTGATTACCCAATGATCTACCTTAAGGCGGACGGCGGTATCGATGAGGTGCTACAGGCGATCCACGCGACCCTGTAAGCCTAAGTGTGCGGTTACCCCTAGCGGGCGGATAGGGGTAGCGCCTGAAACAACAGGCACCTAGCGATAGGTGGGCATAGGGCATAGGGGGAACCAATGTCACGGTTAGCAGTAACGACCGACGTAATCAACGCGGATAGAGGCTATCGCGTATGGTCTAGTGATGAGCCGGATATGGTAGAGGACGGGGAAAGCATCGGCTATATCTACAAGTGTTACGCCAGAGAGTACGGGCGGCCAATGTCCAAGGTCTACGTAACGACCGCCGACAACCGCGATATCCCCATCGGCTGGGTATTCCAAAAGCGTGAACGGTATCAGGACACCGGCGAAAGCTACCTACAGGAAACTTGGGTATCCGTGTATGACGCGGATGAGGTTGGCGACGTTAGCGGATTGTGGCCACGACCCAAGCTGAAGCTGACGCCCCACGACATTAGCAAGCGATAGCGGCCACGGCAGACTAACTTAGTGGTCTGCCGCCAGGGTACAAACTCTGGCGCTAGGCCATTAGGTAACGGCTTAGGTTAACGACCGTAGGAGGTGCAGGAATGAGCGAACGTAATAAGCGGCTACAAGCGTTACTAGCGGAAGTTGAGAACGTGCTACACGAAACGCACTACCACCAAACTGACGGGGAGTGGCACTACACCGTTACTCCCCAGACAATGGCGAATCTCGCTAGAACGTTTGAGAGTTTCGCTAGCCGGTACGGTGGAACAGGCGCGGCATAAAAAGCGGTCTAGGTTAACGACTGAGGGAGGAACGGTATGACAACGCGAACAGTGGAACAGGACGAGCGCGGCTACAACGGATGGGCCAACTACGAAACGTGGAACGTAGCCCTGTGGGTACAAAACGATGAAGGACTCTACAGTCTGGTATCTGAGGACCGCATACGCTCATGGGATCGCTGGGTAGAGACCATGCGCCAATACGGGGAGGATTGTGGTGGTGGGGCTATCGCCTACCAGACCCCGGACGGCGTAGCGTGGAACGATAGCGGCCTAGACACCGAGCGGCTTGACGAGATGCTGGCCGAGATTGTAGACGGCGAAGCGTAGCACCCCAGCACTAGCCCCAGGGACCATACACGGCTCCTGGGGCCTATGCTGCGGCCTTACGTGACGGCCCAGATTAGCGACGATAGGAGGATGCAATGCTATTCGACTTTGAGGAGGGAGAGGATGCCCGAGAGTTTGCGGCGCTCGCCTACAAAGCGGGCTGGGGTTACACCGTGTTTGGCCCAGTGATCGACGGTGAGGGCTACACGGTAGAACTGACTAAGGTAACGACCATGCAAGAGGGTGAGGAATGACTAACACCGCCAACGTCCTGCGGGTACTGACGACCGAACCGCAGACTGTTAAGGACATTCGCACACGGTTAGCCGAACAGGGTACGCCACTATGGACGTATGAGGCTCTGCGGTCGGTGCAGCATCTACGGAAGCGTGGTTTAGTGGTCAGTGAGCGACCTGGCAAGCTCACGTTGTGGAGGAAAGCATGAGTAACTACCCCGCTGGCGTGAGCATCGAGCATCCGCAGTTCGATGAGGCTGCGGACTTGACCGACGACTGGCTGCGCTCTCTCGACTGGTACAGCATATGCAGCGACCTAGCGGATACGATCAGTGATGCTTTGCTAAACGATGACGACAGCAGAGGCAGTTTGTGGAGTGGGCATGCCCCATCACCTACCACTCTGCTGTTCAACGTGTTCTTGGCGCGGTCAACGGTATTCGCCGGTCAAGTAGAACTAGAGGCACTGGCGACCGCGCTGGGCATTGACCACGAATCGTACGAGAGCTACGAATACAACTACTGGAACGAGGGACCGGACCCCGATAGGTACCGTGATGACTACTAGGGAGGCTGACATGACCGACGACCAACTGACGGCGCAGATTGAAGCGTTGGAGGCTGAGCTAGACGAACTGGCGATGCTCCGCGATTGGACAGGTCAATATGCGAAGGACTATCAATTCCAAGCCGACATGTGGTCCGAACGGTATGAGAATGTGGTAGCCAAACAGACCATCAGGGCTAATGAACTGGCTGAACTCGACCGCGAACGCAACGCAAGGCGCTACGGCACAGGAGAAACCAATGGAATATGAGACAATGACACCGGAAGAGTTTGCCAAAGCAATGGAGCGGATCGCCTCTCAACGCGACCCGGCCTATTCACATGTTCAGGCTGATGCAGCTATGTGCATCATCCTGCGTGACCTTGGGTACGGCGAAGGCATCACCTATTTTGAGAACATGAGGAAGTGGTACGAATGAGTAACCCTACACACGTCGGCATGATCGCCAAGCCCCGCAACGGCGGTAAGACCCACATCATGCACCGGATGCACTACGGACTCAAGCACCAGACGTTCACAACGCTTTGCAAGTACGCCTGGTCGATGGAGCGCCACCTTAACCAACTGCTATGGCCCGTGATCATCGGCAAGGGTACCGACGACGACGTAAGCTGCCAGCGGTGCCTCGACCTGTACCTACAGCGGAGCGAGAGCCAGCGCGTGGTGTACCCGACCGTTGAGCCGCAACTGATCGAGAGGGTAAACTGATGATAACAACGACCGAGCAGCGCCCCCTCGACGGCTGGCTCATCTACGACTGCCAGCACCCCACTTGGGAACTCTACGAAGACCTCATCGACTACCGGCAGCATGTGCGGTGTGCGAGGTGCCGATTGCATAAGGTATTGCGATGACCCACAATGACCGAGACGAAATCATCAGACAGTTAGAGGAAGCACTTGAGCGTGAGCGTCAGAAGGATGAGGCGCTGCGGCTGATTTGGCGAGGGCAGGCGGTTGAGATGTGGCTGAGTGTCCGCGATGACCTGCCCGAGCCGCGTCGGTACACTGATAAGGCCGACCTCATGCAGCAGGTGGCGCGGCTGGCGCTGGAGCGGACGCAATGAGTGAAACCGAAATCAACATCAACGTGCAGCCGCTTCTTGATGTGCTGATGAGAATCGTTGCGAGGCTGACTGACATTCACCACGATCTACAGGACATTAAGAGGGTGTTGGAGAAGTCAGAATGACTCCTGAACAAATCGCCGCGCTGACGGCAGGTCCTGAGACGGACGTGCTGGTGGCTGAGCACCTGCCGCAGGAGTGGCAGGAACGGCTAGGGCTATTCAAACGCAACGATGTAACGAAGTTTCTGGGATGGCCTAAGTGGTCGCCCTCCACCGACCTGAACGCGGCGCACGAGATGGAGGCGGCGCTGCCGGAGGCGTTGCGCGTCGAGTACATCCAGCGGCTCAACTGGTTCGTGGGCGAGCACACGGAAACGCCGTGGCTCACGGTCCACGCCAGCGCACTCGACCGCGTGAAGGCGTTCCTCACGGTGATGCAGCAGGCAAACCTTGACGCTCCCCCACCTGCTTAACCATCTGCGCAAGATCACGTAGCGCCTGGTCATGCTCATCGTCGAGGCCCTCAAGCAGCAATGTTCTGAGGGCTTCGTCCTTTACGTTATCCATGATGACCCGGCTGGCCCCACCACGGAAGATCGCAAATGCCTTCTGCGCTTGGAGCACCAGTTGGCGGAACCCCGCGATGTACCTTTCCGGTTCCATCATCTCGGAGTTGTTCTTCTGAATTGCACTGTAGGTCTCTGCGAGTTTCGCCAACTGCGTAACAGTGGCCGTCAGTTCAGCGACCTCTACGTCCTCACCCTCGTTGACCCGCTCAAGGATGTGCTCTTGAACCCCTTTGATAAGCGCCGCCTGGCTCGTCACATCCATCAACCTGGGGTCAGATTGCAGTCTGGCGATCCGCTCAGCGATGTCCCGAGGAACGTACTTGTTACTAGCCATAGCCATCGTGTCCTTACTCGTATCAGTCTTGGGGTCAGTCTGCGGCCCGCCTTTGATCGCCGCGCCGACGAGATGCCGGGTCTTATTCTTCTTCGTCGCCCCGCCGTGGGTACGACACAGTGGCCGCTCTCGTTCGAGGCTCAGCTTCGTCGCAGGAGACATGCACTGCCGCTGGTTCCTCTTCGATTGCGCGGTGCAGCGGACGACCAACCCACGGCCTGTACTTGGGACGATCATCTCTCTGGGCCATCCCCCAGGGGGTATCGGTTGTGCCATAGTGGAGTTTACCATAATGGAGGGCTGTTACGCTTATGCAATAACCGTCTAGGACGTAGCATGGAAATGCGATACCACTGGCGGTATCGTTGGGCAAGTTCAGTTCAGGAGGTCACCGTGCCCTATATCGACGCTAACGAGTTCGAGATGCTTAGGAAGTTCGTCCGCCGTGTAGAGTCAGCGTCTAATCTTCCGCCTGTGGGTGAGTTGAAATCGAAGTACCCCACGGATGAGGAGATCGACGCGATGGATGTCTTGGAGTTGCTTCGTCAACTTGATAAGCACATTCCAACCTATGGGCCATATGGCAAGCTACCTTGGGGTGTTGTTACTGACCACCTAGTGAACCACTTCCATGGGAAGGGTCACTCAGTAACCCTCGGCTATGTCACCAGTAATGGTCCACAGATAGCAAACGCCTACATCCACGACGTTAAGGGCGCTAATTCACTGAACCTTGTTACTGCTTATGGCAGCAACATCCACGAAGCAATGGCCCGCGCTGCCTTGAAGACGCTGAGCCACCAGTCATGAGTGTCACCAGTACGAAGGGTCCAGAGGCGACGAACTTCATCATCAATCGTGTAGTCAGAGCGGCGCTGCTCGACCGTCTGCAACAAACGTTCGAGGCATTCCACGACGCAGCGGAGATTAGCAACGCCGTCTACGCGGAAGCCATGTTAGGTGAGGTCAACGCACTCCAGTACGCTATTGGACGTGTTGAGACCGGCGAGGAGATCGACTGGAAAGCTGGCACTAAGTTCACTCAGACTATGGGAATGACGGTTGAGTTCGACGACGAGGAACTTGACGATGAGTGATTGGGAGTGGACCTACGAGACACGAGTTGAGAAGGCACCTACTCTCATCGCCAAGATGCCTGATGGTCTTACCTTCCCTAACGGGCGTTGTGTCTACCACTCGTGGGATATCTACTACAGCAAGGATCGTAAGTACGAGAGGCAGTGCCGTCGTTGTATTTACTTCGAGCCAGTGAAGGGACTCCCCCAACGATGAAGCAACCCAAGCCACCAACCAAGTCCTACACCTGCGGCTACCACGGATGCCAGGTGAAGGTTGACCTCCCGGCGAAGATGGCCGTCGCTGACCTTGATGTCCGCTGTCCGAAACATGCGCTCGGTGGGTTGTGGTCGGGGAGGAGTAACTGATGGAACACCTAGTAACGGCCCTACTCATTGGCTGGGGCGCACTCATCGGGCTTATCGTGTGCATACGGTTGGCAATCATCGCGGATCAGCAAGAATATGGAACGGAGGATGATGATGGAGAAACATTGGTTGGTGTCTAGGATTAGGGGTGAGCAAAGGACAGTGGTTAGGGAGCAAGCTGCTTATCGGCAGGAGACTCGTGACCACGCTCAACAGTTAGCATGGATTAAGGCACAGGACAGTGGCGGTAGCTGGGGAGTTTACGAACTCGTCACTACCTACAAAGCGGATGTTATCAATGAGGATGTCGATGAAGTTTAAACCCTGGGAACGCGAAGCCACGAAGGGCCTCGCACCACACGACGCGGAAGACACGGTGCTGTTCTGGAGGGAGATGGACGTTCAGCCTTGGCCGGGAGGTGGTCAGGGTTGGCCCAAAGGCTACAACTTCACATGCCTCTGCGATTACAAGGTCGGCGGTACGATGGACATCTCTCAGAAGCACACGATCCTCGACCTCATTGTCGAGTGCCCCAGGTTCCATAACGGTGTGCCTCACGTTGGGCTTCGTTACGCTGTGAGGACACTGAAGGTGGTACCGGCCTTTAGAAGCAAGGATTTCGCCCCATGCTGATCCACCGCGCACTACGGCGGTGGGCAGGGTCTGCAATAGCCGCCATAATAGACGCCAAACGGTATATAGGCGGCTTTGCGTTTGGCAGCAATACAGGTAAGGATAGTCAAGTGTTAGATATCAAACGCGAACCCTTCGAGCCGACTGACCCACGGGACAGAGACCTCGGGATCACAAGGTTCTACGAGTACATCATCATGGGGAACAGCGTCTACGAGCGCGTAACGTGGGCAGCCAATGACCCACGGGCGATTCATCAGCATGGGTACTACAGGCCAAGTGGTCAGGCGGTGGAGAAATGACTGGTAAATGGTGGGAGGAACATATTATTGATGTCATTGTCTTTGCTTCACTGGGAGCACCGCTTGTAGGGGTTGGTTTGTTTACTGCTGGTCTTGGGTTGGTTGCTGTAGTGATGGCGTTCAAGTCATGAGAGGCTTCTTTAAGCGTCTGTTCTGTGAGCATCATGAACACCTACGAGAACTAGAGGACATCATTGAGCGCACCTATCCTTGTGGATGCACCGTTAAACGGACCCCTCGAATCCGAGTTTGCTGCAAATGCAATCGACACAACTCTGTCTTCGGATTCTTGGACAAGGTTGAGGAGCACTGCCGCTGAATGCACCGCTTGCCCCCTCCACGTCCACCGCGATCAGTCAGTCTGGGGCAGAGGCAACCCTGATGCCCCGGTATGGATCGTAGGCGAGGGGCCAGGCAGAGATGAGAACCGCCAGGGGCTACCATTCGTCGGTGATAGCGGGGTGCTGCTGAGCGAGGGGTTGAAAGCCATCGGCATCGACTCCGACCGCGATGTATGGATCACCAACCTCGTCAAATGCTGGCCCGGTCCCGGCAACCCA